ACGCTTGCTGATGCCGTAGCTTATACATACCAGCAAGAAGGCCATGCGTTTTATGTGTTGAACTTCCCTACGGCTGACCGCACTTGGGTTTACGATGTTGCAACACAAGGTTGGCATGAACGCGCTGGTTTGAATGACGCAGGCGTATTTACCCGCAATCGTGGTAATTGCCAGATGAACTTTGGTGAACAAACCGTTGTAGGTGATTATGAAAATGGCAATCTATATGCTTTTGACTTAGATGTCTATTCGGACAATGGTATGCCTCAGAAGTGGTTACGTTCGTGGAGAGCGTTGCCACCTAATCAAAATAACCTTAAACGTACAGCGCATCATACTTTGCAATTAAATTGCGAAACAGGCGTTGGGCTTAATTTATACCCAGCGTATGAAGCGCAAGACTTGGCTACCGAAGATGGCTTAGAACTAGTTGCTGAGTATGTACAAAATGTAATTGTTACACAAGCAGGCGATGAGTTGACTACAGAAGGCAATGATGCCTTTGAATTGATTGCTGACCAGCCTGATTACCCTGTACCTTTTATACCGCCAATGTATATAACAACAACTTCATACCCAGCCGCGATTGGCTATGATCCGCAAGTTATGCTTCGTTGGTCAGATGATGGCGGTCATACATGGTCTAGCGAACATTGGACTTCAATGGGTAAGATTGGTGAATATGGTCGCCGTGCCATCTGGCGTAGGCTTGGCATGACTGTCAAGCTGCGTGACCGTATCTATGAAGTGTCAGGTACAGACCCCGTCAAGATTGACATTATGGGCGCGGAACTGGTACTTACAGGGACTAATAGCTAATGGCTACTAACATTACCCTCTTGCCATCTGCCAAGGTGCCATTGATTTATGAAGATACGACTACCATGTCAACTGAGTGGTATCGGTTCTTTTTTAATATTTATGGCTATACCGCTAACGGTACAGTGCCAGGCGCTATTCCAACGACCAAGGGCGGTACAGGTCAGATCATCTATACCGATGGACAACTGCTAATTGGTAATAGCTCTACAGGTTCACTAGATAAAAATACATTAGCGCATGGCAATGGCATTGGAATTACCAATGGCGCAGGCACGATATCAATTGCCAATACTGGAGTTCTATCTATTGTTGCTGGTACAGGTATATCGGTATCAAGCGCTACAGGTAATGTAACCGTAACTAATACTGCTACAGGTCTTACTTCATTTAGCGCAGGTACAACAGGGTTTACACCTAGTTCACCAACAAGCGGTGCGGTAGTTCTTGCTGGCACTTTAGTTATAGCCAATGGTGGCACAGGCGCATCTACCGTGTCAGGGGCTAGGACTAACCTTGGGCTTGGCAGTGGCTTGTCTACGACCATTACAACCGCTAAGTTAACAGGCGGTGGGGCTAATGGCAGTATGGCGTTTACCAATGGCATCTTAACAGCGCAAACGCCAGCAACATGATGACACAGTTAACCACCCTAACAGAACAAAAGGTTCAGGCTTTAGAAGCTGAATTTTTAAAACAACCGCAGGCAAATTGCCCTGTAGTGCATCGCTTTGGGCCAGGCATTTATATTCGTGAAGTTACCATAGGCGCAGATGTGTTCTCCATTGGTCATTATCAGAAAACAACGCATTTAAACATTATGTTGGCTGGGCGCGTAAGCATGGTCAATGAAGATGGCTCACATACTGAGCTAGTTGCACCTCAAACCTTTGTAAGTGGCCCAGGGCGCAAGATTGGCTATATAGCCGAAACGATGATTTGGCAAAATGTTTATGCAACTGACGAAACCGACATTGAAAAGTTAGAAACAATGTTTTTGGATAAAAGCATCACTTGGCAAGAAAACCATAAGAATCAACAACTATTGCTTAATTTTGACCATTCTGAAGATATTGCCGACTATTACAAAGCAATAGCTGACTGTGGGTTTGACCATGAAACTGTCCAAGCACAAGTTCAAAACTTAGACGACCAATGCGCATTACCTTTAGGTAGCTACAAAATGATGGTATCGCAATCCTTTATTGAAGGAAAAGGCGTATTTGCCACAAGTAATATTATTAAAAATGAAGTTATTGCACCTGCTAGGATTAATGGATTACGCACACCCGCAGGCAGATATACCAACCACGCAAAAAATCCCAACGCTAAAATGATTTTATTGGATAATGGCAATATTGATTTAGTAGCTATTAAAGATATTAGCGGTTGCTGTGGTGGCGATTTAGGTGAAGAAATTACCATTGATTACCGGCAGGCTGTTAGTCTTGCTATAAGGAGAATTTAATATGTCTGGAGTCGCAACCGCAATCGTAGGCGCAACCGTTGTTGGGGGTTATTTATCCTCACAAGCGTCTCAAAACGCCGCCCAAACGCAAGCAAACGCCGCAGGTCAAGCTACGGCATCTAATAACGCCAATTTAGAACGTCAAATTGGAATAAATGCGCCATTTGTAACTGCGGGTACAAATGCGATGAATAAATTATCATCACAAGCGCCGTATACACCTGCTGCGTTTAACTTTCAAGCTGACCCTGGTTATGCGTTTAATTTAGAACAAGGTAATAAGCAAATGAACGCTACTGCGGCGGCGCGCGGCGGTTTGATTTCTGGTAACGCTTTAACCGCTGGACAACAGTATGGTCAAGGTCTTGGTTCGACTTATTACCAACAAGCGTATCAAAACTATTTATCTAAAAATGCTCAAGATTTACAAGCGTATAACGTTAATACTTCTAATAACCAATTCTTAACTGGTATAGGCCAAGCGTCTGCTAATAACACCGGCGCAGCTATTGGCACTACTGCGGCAAGCAACGCATCTAATATTATTGGCGCTGGTAATGCTACTGCAGCGGGGCAAGTTGGATCGGCTAATGCGTACAATAATGCTATTAGTCAAGGCGTTAGTGGTTATCAGACTAATGCCCTTATTAATAGCATTAGAAACAATAATACGTCTGCGTATAACGGCGTAGCTACTTATGATGGCAGCGTAGGCGCGTTTTCGGATATTCGCACCAAAGAAAATATTGAATTAGTTGGATATTTACCTAGTGGTTTACCCGTATATGACTACGATTACAAACCTGAATTTAAAGACCATAAGTTAGCTGGTCATGGAAGATTTAGAGGCGTAATGGCGCAAGATGTACAAAAAGTCATTCCAGAAGCAATCATAACAATGCCTGATGGTTATATGGCTGTTAATTACAACTTGATTCATTAAGGAATAGCTATGCCAATCGACGCAAGTATCCCGTTACAAGTTCAACCTGTAAAAATAGAATCAGGCGCTAATCAATTAGCGATGATGGAGTCTGCTGCAAAAATGCAGGAACTAAATCGTGCTAATGAAGATAGAAACGCTCTGCGTGGCTTAGATCCTAATGCACCCGATTATCTTAGTAAAGTAACGCAAATAAATCCTAAATTAGGAATGGAAATAGGCGCGCATCAGGCTACTATTAAGAAACAAACAGCAGAAACAACAGGTTTAGAACATGATAATAGGCAAAAACAATTTGCGGATTTATCTTTTAATCCATCTAATGAAAATATAACCGCGCATCTTCAAGATAGCGTATTAAAAGGTCAATTACAACCTGACCAAGCACAAGGATTGCTAAGTAAAGTTTTGCCAATGAATCCTCAACAACGTCAGCAATTTTTTACCGATATGGGTATGAAAGCTAATGAACGGGCTACTTTAGCAGAAACAACACGTAGCCATAAGGTCAATGAAGGTATTGCTGGTGCTCATCTTGCAGTAGCGCAAAAAGGATTAACCCAAGGTGCAATTCCCGCTGGTTATCGCATGAATAGCACAGGTACATTAGAAGCAATGCCTGGTGGCCCAACAACAGTTGCATTAGCACCAAAAGATTTACAAGCACGGGAAGCTAAGTATCCCCAAGCTACATCAAGCGTTAAAACTTTTGATTCATCTGCGGATGAACTTGTACGTGATTTAACCGCGCTTAAAAATAGCCCAGGATTATCTTCTATTACCGGTGTTGCGGCTGGTCGGATGCCAGGTTTAACTTCTGAAGGGCGCGCGGCTGAAGCTTTGTATAAAAAAATTCAAGCTAGAGGTGGTTTTTCAGAACTTCAAAATTTACGCAATGCGTCGCCAACAGGCGGTGCTTTGGGTAACGTATCAAATCAAGAAGGTCAACAACTTAAAAGTGCCTTCGCTGCAATTGATCGTACACAAGATGCGCCAGATGTTATCCGTGCAATTGATGATGCAATTACTAAAGTACAAGGCGGTAAGCAACGTATTCGTGATGCGTATGACATGACTTATGAATATAAAGGTGGTGGAACGCCAAGTGCTACGGCGCCCAAAGGTGCGGCTGATCCTTTAGGGATTCGGTAATGGCAACTATTGCTGAGATCCGCGCTCAGTATCCCCAATATTCGGATATGCCTGACGTTGCGTTGGCAGACGCGCTTCATACTAAATTTTACGCAGATATGCCTAAAGCCGATTTTGAAGCTAAGATTGGTTTAAAACCGGTCGATAATAGACCTGCTTGGGGTCAAGAAAACCCTAAGACTTACGAAGTAGCACAAACGGCTCGTAAGTACCTTGGCCCAGCCGTTGAAGCGGGGGGCGCTGCATTAGGTGGCGTACTTGGAGCTACTGCGGGGTCAGTTGTCCCTGTCGCTGGTACGGCAGCAGGTGGTGTTGCAGGTACAGCCCTTGGGTATGGTATTGGTAAAGAAATTACTAACTTAGCTGATATTGCGCTTGGTAATGTAAAACAACAAGCGCCAGCGGCTGATGTTAGCCGCGCGGCTAAGAATGTATTAGAAGGCGCAACAATGGAAGCTGGCGGTCAAGTAATAGCGCCTATCTTAGCTAAAGCTGTAGGCAAGGTAGTCGATATTGCTCAAATGCCTTTGCAAAAAGCAGCCAAAATGACTCGCGATGCGTTTGGCCCAGATATTGATCTCGCCGTAAATGCTTTGCGTAATGCAAAGCCTGGTATGAGCGTATCTCAAACTATTGCTGATGCGGGTATTGTTAATCCTACGGCGCAGGCTTTGATTCAAAGAAGCCTTGCAAAAGATCCAGCGTTTATAGCCAAACTTAATAATCTTCAAGAAAAAGAAGGCGTCAACGCGCTTTCTAAATTAGTTGGCGGCGTAACTCAAACTGAAGCTAGAACAGCGCAAGCGGGGGCTAAAAATGCTCTTAATACTGCATTAGAACCAGTTAAACGTACAGAATTACAAACCGCTAATATTGCTGGAACAACTGGTAAAGAGTTACAAACTGAAGCAGACCGTATGGCTATGGCCGCCGCTAATAAAGTAGAAGATGTACGCCGTTTTGAAGCAGCTATTCCTAGAGCAAAAGAATTAGCCAAAGCTAAAGTTGCTGAAACAGGGTTATCAGGTACAAGTGTTTATAACTATCCTGCTGAATTAGCTGTTAAAGCTGATGAAGTAGCGGGGCAAGCCGCTAATGCTTCTTTACGTTTCGGCGAAGCAGCGCAATTTAAACAAGCCGCTGTTGATAGTTTAGCTTCTCATGGTTTAAAACCTTTAGCGCCTGCGCCTATTATTGGCAATATTTCTAGAATTAGTAAAAACCCTGAGTTTGCAGGTAATAAAGATATCGCCGTATCTCTTAATCGTGTTGCCGAAGATATCAAAGCATGGACAAAAGATGGCGGCGTTATAGACGCGTTTGCCCTTGATGCTATTCGTAAGAACTCAGTTAACGCAGCTATTCGTGATTTATACCCAGCCGCTGATGCTAAAGTACAAAAACAATTAGCTGCGGGTGTTTTATCTAAAGTTAAGCCTTTAATTGTTAACGCTATTGAATCTTCGGGTGGTACAGGCTATGGAAAGTATTTAGAAGATTATGCTATTGGCGCTAATAAAATTGCGCAACAAAAACTTAGCGCAGAAGCTTTAAATCTATATAAAACCAATCCTAAAGGCTTTATTGATTTAGTTAAAGGCGAATCACCAGACGCTGTTGAAAAAGTCTTTGGCCCAGGTAATTATGACGTTGCCGTGCAAATGGCTGATGACTTAATGAAACCTACGGCTCAAACACAAATGGGCGTCCTAAAAGAAACTACGCGTGTTCCTGCGGCTAACATTGAAGCTGAAAAACAAGCTAGTATGGGTCAAGATGCGTTGCGTGACTTGTTCATGTCGCATCTTAATAAGTTCCGATTGCCTTCTTATTTAAGCGCTTTGTTCTCTACTACTAACAAAGGCTTACAAATTCTTGAAGGCGCGGTTGGTACTAGAACAATGAAAACGCTTACAGAAGGCTTTAAATCAGGAAAAAGTACCGAAGAATTACTTTCTACATTGCCCGCAGATAAACGCACTGAAATTATTGGTCTTTTATCTAAAACCGTATCTAAAGGTGTTCCAGCATATATGATGCAAAATCGTCTTACGCCGCCCGAATATCAACAACAACAAAATAACAATGCACTAGCGAGATAATAAATGGATCCCCAAACAATAATAAATACTGCCATCGCTTTAGTTGGCTTTCTAGGTGGTTGGATTCTCAAAGTTATTTGGGAAGGGGTTAAAGATTTACAAGCGGTAGATAGAATTTTGGCTGAAAAGGTCAATACCATTGAGATTCTAATAGCTGGAACGTATATATCCAAACAAGACTTTGATAAAATCGCTGCCGCTATTTTTGTTAAATTAGACAAAATAGAAGATAAATTAGACAAAAAGGTAGATAAGTGAAAGCTCACAAGTCAAAGACGATGTGGTTTTCGTTTGCGCTTGTAATCTTTGGAGCTTTGTTTGATAACTTCTCTTATGTCCAAAACCTTATTGATCCAAAATATTATGGCGTGTGCCTTATTGCTATTGGCATTATTGTTGCTGTACTTCGCTTTGTAACCAATAAACCAATCGAATGATACCCAACCCCTATGCTATTCTCGGCGCTATTGGCGTTGCTTTGTTTGTTTTTGTCGGCGGTATTATGGCTGGGTATGACTATGAACACCGGCGATTCGAGGCGTTTAAAGTGGCAATTGAACAGGAAACACACAAAAAAGAAGCCGAACGTCAAGCCGCCACAGACCTAATTAGGAAAGCCAAAGATGACCAAATTCGTGATATTAACTCTAAGCTCTTTGATGCTATTAACGAGTTGCGTAAACGTCCCAATCGCACCGAAGCCACCAGTAATGGACAAAGTGGAACTGGGGCAACCCTTTTCGCCGAGGATGCAATCTTTCTTAGACGGGAAGCTGCCAGAGCAGACGAAATAAGAACAGGGCTAGATGCTTGCTATAAGCAATACGACGCAATAAGTAAATGACACTCGAACAGTTACAAGCCCTAGGCATTGATGCTAAGTGGCTAGACCCTCTTAACAAGGCTTTTGATAAATATGACATTAGCAACCCTAAAAGACAAGCCAACTTTATAGGACAATGCGCCCATGAATCTAACAATTTTAGAACTTTGGAAGAAAATCTACATTACAGTGCCAATGCACTTATGCGTGTATGGCCCAGTCGATTTCCTGATAACGATGTGGCTGAAAAGTATGCAAATAACCCCGAAAAGATAGCGAACAAAGTCTATGCGGGTAGGATGGGCAATACCGAGGATACTGATGGCTGGCGTTATCACGGGCGTGGTCTTATACAACTTACTGGTAAAGACAACTATGCCAATTGCGGATCTAGTCTTGGTGTGGATTTGCTTGGCAACCCTGATCGGTTGCTTGATCCTATGTATGCGACCCTAAGCGCCGCTTGGTTCTGGGGTAAGCGTGGCTTAAACCAATTGTCTGACATCGGCGATGTGGTCAACCTCACCAAACGTATCAATGGCGGTACGCTCGGCTTGGATGATCGCATGGCGCGTACTAGTCAAGCTTTACGGGTTCTTCAAGGTACTTCTCAAGTCTAGTAATCCGCTGCGTTTCAAACGAACACAACGTTGAATAATATTCAGCGTGGGTTTTATGCTCCAAATAGCTTCGTTTAGCGCTTTCTAGTTCCTTAGCTGCGATGCTTTTTGCTGATGGGGGGTTGGTTAATAGCATCCAAAACCTTTTTAATATGTTCATTACTGCCTTTCTTAGCCATGCAATCATGGCAAAACCATTTATAAGTTAATCCACCAGCGTTATTCACCGCTGACCCTGTAGCATTATTTTTACGCTGTTGACAACTATTGCAGATGCGTAACATTACTTGGCGTACACCGAGTCGTAGATGGGTGTCAATGATGGTGGTACATAGGTCGGTGTAGCTTGCGTATAGGGCTGTGGTAAGTACATCGGTACGGGCATGGTCAATGGTGCCACTTGGTTCATTACCGTGCCTACAGACGCTCCAGTAGCGTTATAGAGGTATGTTGTATTCCCGCTAGTCATAGCCGTACCTAGCAGTTGGCCTTGTGTTCCGTAGAATTGCTGCGTTTGCGCTATAGCGCCTGTGCTGACCAATAAAGCAATTAGTAGAGTCTTTTTCATTGTTGATTCTCCATTGTGTTGATTTCACGATAGGCTTTAAGCGCCGCTTTTAGCTCATCTCGTAGGAACTGCAATTCAGCCGTTGCGTCCTGGGCAAACTTCACCA